AATAAGCGTAAACCAAAGGAAAATAACGCTAAGCCCAACAACAATGTGAAGCCCAATAACAACGCTAAGCCCAATAACAATGTGAAGCCCAATAACAACGCTAAGCCCAACAACAATGCTAAGCCCAACAACAATGTGAAGCCTAACAACAACACGAAGCCCAACGGTAATGTGAAGCCCAACAACAACACAGAGTTCATGGGCCCCAACAACAAACTAAATACTATAGAAGAAGAACCCAACAATTTCAAAAACGCGTCTAATAACACGTTTAAGTTGAATAAAAATACCAAAAACAAAATTCAAAACAACAACAACTTCAATGCCAGTGCCGAGTTGAACAAGCAACTCAATAATGAAGCTAAGCGTCAAAATCGTGCCAAGAATAAGAACAACAATAATAATTTCAACGCCGCTGCAGAATTGAACAAGCAACTCAATAATGAGGGTAAGCGTATAAACAGGGCTACCAAGAACAAGAACAACAACAATAACTTTAACGCATCTGCTGAGTTGAACAAGCAGCTCAATAATGAGGGTAAGCGTCAGCAAAACGTCGAGAATAAGAAACTTGCAAATAGGCGAAAGAAATTAACTAACAAAACCGAAAGGGAGGTCGCCAAGTTTATGGGTAGGATAGGTAAATGGCGCCCAGCTATTATAAATGCTAAGACGATAACAGAACTCAATAATCTCAATAAAAACTTAAACAATCGTATTAAATTGAGGAATAACATCAAGAAGAGTGTACTCACACGCAAAGAGCAATCTGAATATGCCAACATGGTGATGAAACTCAATAAAAAGGTTGCCAATACACGTAAGCTCTTTGAAAATGGAGTGAATAAGAAGATTTCTAACACTACTGGACCCCTTGTGAAGGGTATACTGAACAAGGCTGTAGCTAACAATAAACGTGGTAGCTTCAATGGTGGTTTGAGACTCGGTAACAATAACAATAACATCATCAATGGAAAACCAAAGCCTATATACAACAACTCCAACTCCAATTCTAACAACAATGTCAAACCAAACATGAAACCTAACCCTACATTCGAACCAAACCTGAAAAACAACCCCACGTTTGAAAAACTTACCAATGAAAATAAGAAACCGTTGATTTCTGCTATCAATAAACTCACAAAGTTGCCTCAAAACAAGAAAACCATGTTCAAGGGCCGACTTAACAGCGCTTTCAAGAACCAAAATCTCAATAAGATGAAAGCTATTAGGAACGAGGCGATAGCCGCTAATAAGGTGATACAGAATCAACTCGCAGAGGAAAAGAGATTGAAGGAAGAGGCTAAGGAAGCTAAGCGAAAGGAGGAAGCGGAAAAGGCGGCTGCAAAGAAGGCTGAAAGAGAAGCCAAGAAGAAGGCTAACGCTCTAAAGGCTGTAGAAAATGCGGCGAATGCGTATGTGGCGGCGAGGAAACCAAAGCCCCCTAATGCACCCAAGCCTAACAAACCTTCGTTTAAAGCCCTAGTTCAAAAGAATAAGGAACGACGGGTCATGAACGCAGTTAAAACTGCTGCCCAAAAGACGGCGATTAGTGAGGCTACCGGTGCGGAGCGTGTAAAGTTAGCTAAAAAGTTTGCACCTAGGACTCAAGCAAACGTCAAGAAATCGAACAATGCGAGTAAGGTGTTCAAGACAAACGTGAGGAAAGCTGCGGAGGGGGCAGCTGAATCGGCCAAAGAGAAACTCCGTAAAAATGCGGAAAAGAGGGCGACTATGATGAATAAATCCAGCTATCAAGCTAAAATTAACAGTCGAAACTTTAAGATACCAAAGAACCGAAAGAAGATATTCACCAGTCGTATTCAAAGGGCGACGACCTTGGGTCAAGTTCTGAAGGCATATGAAAATGCTCAAAGTGAACTACCTAAGTAAACATCGAAACATGTAAAAAGTAACTAAAATGAATCATCCCGACGACGACTGTACCGTGATTACCGACATGCCTCTCAGCGACGAGGTTGTCGATTTCATCGAAAATGGTCTTCACCGTGATATGACTGATGAGGATATAGTGAATTGGTGCGACAATAACCTTGATGGTCTCGCATCCATATATGAAAAGTATCGGGATACATACTTGTCATACGGACAGGCCGAAATGACTCTCTTCTTTACACAAACTGTATATGGTCGAGAGGACGCGATGGATATTATTGCTAGTTTTGTAGATGGATTGTAATTAAAAAGAAAATCCTGAGATTAAACTTTTCATGATTGTGTATCCTTCCGTCTTGTTTTCAACTGGAGGAGAATCATCGCCTCGTAAAATACCGAATCGAGCAGATGCGTGACCATTCCATGATTGAGGGTAAAAGCGTATAGATTTTGTTCGGATAGGATTTTCGAAAAAGATTTTGACGAGTGAGTGTTTATCATAATTTGCGTCAAATGTAAAACCACCATCTACACCCTTAAATTCACCGTTCTCATCTTCGTATTGAATTTTAACGGATGTTATCCATTGTGGATGATCGGGGCGTCCTTTCATGGCCACACCCGCCACGTTTATAGGATTGCTTACACTCAGTTGATACCATTCGGTATTTTTATTGTGTAACGCAGACCAAGCTCGTCCAGAATCTAAACGACCCGCGCCATGACTTACACCGATGGCGTTACCACCCCAGTTTGCAGAACTGCTATGATTACTGTACGGTAAATCACCTAGGGCTGATAGATTATTTGTATGTGTATCACCTGCAAACATATCAGCTCGCATGGACATGTGACCATTCCATGTTTGAGGGTAGATGCGAATGTACCGTGCCCTCACGGGTTTACTAAAAGTGGTCGTAACCTTCGTGTTACGGTCTTTGTTACCCGGGAAAGTTTTACCATCCACGTCCCACCAAGAACCACTTTGATCCTTATACTTGACCCTGAACGATTTGACCCATTGGTCGGCATCTTTCCTTCCCTGTGTGATCACACCGGAAATACTTCCGAGTTTGCCGTTATCAAGTTGGATCCATTGTCCAACACTATTATGCTTAGAACACCATCCACCAGCGGAGTCTATCATACTATCACCACATCTCTGTAAGTTATAATTCAGACCACGGTCACCCCAAACCGAAGATGCAGTGCGCATACTATTAGGTGTCGTGATAGGCTCCGGCTTCGGTTCCTCCGGAGGGGGTGGTGGTGGGTCGGGTGGAAGACCCGTCTCTTCGACTTCTTCTTTTTCGACGGTTTCTTCGGGTTGCTCGGCTGGGATTGCTACTTCCTCTTCTTCTTTACTGTTCATCATGACAGCAGCTACACTGGAGCTGATACAAAGTACACCAACACCGGCGGCAGCGTACATAGCCATTTTATATTACTTTAATTAAAGAAAAAAAACGTCTATATATTAATGTCCACATGCGATGTTTGCTGTGAGAAATTCAACAAGATAAATCACAAAAAAGTTGACTGTCCCTTTTGTGATTTATCGAGTTGTCGATCATGTAGTCAAAAATACATACTTTCTTCATTTGAAGACCCACACTGTATGGGTTGTAAAACTCCCTGGAATCGTGAATTTGTGGATTTATTCTGCACAAAATATTTTCGAAATACAGAACTGAAACGACACCGCGAGGTCGTACTATTCGAAAGAGAAAAAGCGCGAATGCCAGAGACACAACCCGAGGTTGAGAGAATTCTTCAAATGAGGAAACTAAGAATCATACTAGATACTCAAAGAACACAATTATTAGAACTACATCATAGACATCACATTAACCCAGATGAAAACCCTATAATAACAAGAGAGATTCGAGATCTCTATAGAGAAATGGAAAATGTATGGAGACACTTGGAACAACTACGTTCAAATGGAATTGATCACGAACAAACGACGTTTGTTCGTCAGTGTCCACATGAGGCGTGTAAAGGTTTTCTGAATGAAAATTGGTATTGTGGATTATGTGATAAACACTACTGTAAGAAATGTAATGAATTACTCACAGATGAACATGAATGTGACCCACAAACGGTCGAAACCATGAAACTTCTAAACAGGGATAGTAAATCATGCCCTAAATGTGGTATCGTCATTTATAAAACGAGTGGGTGTGCACAAATGTGGTGTACAAGTTGTCATACCGCATTTGATTGGCGAACCGGGCAAGTAGAAACTGGACGAATACATAACCCACACTTTATAGAGTTCAAAAAGAAAACGATGTCATCCAGGGAACATGGGGATATACCGTGTGGCGGTACACCAACATTTAGAGAGCTTAGATCGGTTGGTGCATCGAATACAATACTCTCATTTGCTATAATTGTATACCAGTGTGAGCGTGATTTAATGTTTATGAATCTGGAACCCCACGATAATCTACAACTTCGAATATCTTACATGTTAAACGAAATGAGTGAAGAGTTTTTCAAAACGATACTTCAACGACAAGAGAAGTTTTTAGATAAGTCAAGAGATATATCACACATATTTGAAATGATATCTAATACGGGTGGAGATATTCTGAGGCAATATATACTTGACCAAGAAAAACACGACGAAATAATCGAAATCATAAAGAAACTTGTGGATTATAGTGATGAAATATTCGATGTAATTCGTAAAAGGTACAATTCTGCATTTCCTAGAAAATTAATTCTATGAATACAGTAAGATGATACTTATATTGTTCTTGATCGTGTTGATCGTGTATATGTTACCAACATACCCAAAACCTGTCATCATAGAAAACTTTTTAAGTGAAAAGGAACGTATCCATATCAAACAGAGGGCGGAAAGTAAATTGGAAGTGTCAACTGTGGATAAGGATAGAAGGGTTAATGAACAAATTCGAAAGAGTGAGACGGCGTGGCTCAGTACTAAAGATCCTATCGTCAGAAGTGTTGTAGAACGTTGTATCAGTCACACAGATAGACCTATCGAAAATTGTGAACAGCTTCAAGTTTTACGATACAAACCTGGTGGTCATTATAAACCACATCAAGACGTTTTTTATGAACATAAAAACAAACGAGTGCACACATTCATTCTAGCTCTCAACGATGAGTACGAAGGGGGTGAGACGTCTTTTCCAAATATAAAAGAAAAATACAAACTCAGAGCGGGTGATGCACTTTTCTTTAACACGTTAGATAATTATGGGTTAGACACATCCGATGCTTTACATAGTGGGGAGCCTGTAAAGTCCGGTGAAAAATGGGTTTGTAATTTATGGGTGCATAAGTATCCTTATATCTGAACTTCGCCACGTTCGATGAGCTTCTTACGATTCTCGAGGTGAAGTCCCTCGACGAGCGCCTTGTTTTCGGCTCCATATGGAACAGCGTATCCCTCATCGCATAACCACTTGTTCACGTTGGTCCACACACCATCTTCAGACACCCAAACCTCTGCGAGTACGCGACCAAACTTACCCCTAGAATCAGCTTCCGGGCATCTGAGTTCGATTTCAACATCATCCTTCTCAGATGCGACAGCCTTTAGACACCATTCCTTGAGCTTCTTCTTAGATAGAAGACCGAACTTCTTCTCTTCGATGTCGCGGGTTCTGGACTCTGGTGTGTCAATCCCTAGAAGGCGAACGCGTTGCTTTGTGCACACGTCAAAACCTAGATCAATATTTACATCAATTGTGTCACCATCGACAACCCTTTCGAGGGAAGATACACGGTACTTGAAATTACAGGGTTCAACGTTATAAGAGGACATCTTATATCTAATTATAAACTTAAAACTTTAATACCTTCATATATTAGATGAAGTGTGTGGCTACCTTTTCTGAAAATAGTCTGTACAAAATAAAACTAGCAAAGACTCGTAAGAATGTCCTCGAGTCTATGTACCAGCGACCGAGTATCGCAGAGGTGAGGCCAATCAGGGAAAATCTGAGACTTCGTTTACGCTTCACAGAAGCGATAAAAGAAGCACAGGAAATGTGTGAAATAGATAAGAATTCGTCTGAATGTCATTGGGCCTGGTATGAAGTGGATGAATTGGAAGATGCTATACTACGTCTATATCCCGATAGACGGTAACAATTGGGGGGTCATCGTCATACCCATAATAACGAATTGATACCCCATAAAGTTTCATAATTTCTGGGTCAATGTACTCGTTGATTTCTCTTTTCCAATTTTTTACAGTGGTTTGAAAATATTCAATTCCATTATCGGAAAATACACAAATACGCATGAACGGCTTGCTGCGCACCTTTCTCATATATTCATGTACAGCCTCTGGTAAGGGCGATGCCCTCATGTACGCCGATTTAAGGATATTAATAACGTAATATCCATGTGAATCACAAATTATATTGACTTGCATTTGGGGAAACCCTTTGATATACGCGTCAAAATCCGCATTACTGGGGAGAGTTGCGAATATAGGTGTATTTTGACATACAGTCCCATCATGATGACCAATTCCTGGGTGTGTATGAAATGACATTTCAGAATACCAAACTTTGTCAATTTCGGGGCCTTCGACACGGTTTCGTTTTTTTGATGTTACGATATTTGGTTTACTAAATTCGAAATTTTTATACTTAATATTACCAGCAAATTCCCATTGTTTGACAGAAGATAACTTACTCACTTCTTTCAAATCATGAACTACTTCACGGGAAAGTTTGATTCTCTTTCTCCTTACCGCCATATTTGGGCGCATGAGTCTAAATTTCATTGATACTACCTGTTATACACTGAGAATTTATCGGGTTTTATTTTTAACTATGTATCTACATTCATTATTACATTTTTATCAAGTAATGTAATGACACCCAAATCACTCCATGTATAGTATCGAATGGATATACCAAACTGTTTGCGCATGATAGGGTCTATATATTTATTAATAGTTCTTTTCCATTTTTCAGGTGTAGATGTATAATATTGAAATCTACCTCGAGGAACTGATACTCGACGAAATTCGTAACCATTCATGAGTTCATTAAATATTTGAATTACTCGATTGGGGTTTGGTTTATTCATATTTGTTTCGATGAGATCTATGATATAGTAACCTTGATTTTCTAAGATAAGATTTGCTTGCATTTGAGGGTAAGCGTTTATATACGTCCTCAAATCGGGTTCACTCGGATATGTAAATAGTGGGAGTTCATTTTCTGGTACTGGGTGTGTATGATAAACTATGTACTGTGTCAATTCTTCTTGTGTAGGTGTAACATTCGCTATTCGATTATTCGTATGAGCTGTCGGTGTGTTGAATTTAACGTAATTTCTGGTATTATTAATGGTAAACGGGATAGTACCGGCATATTCAACTTGTCGAGTCCACGTTCGAAAGTAAATTTCTTTTAGATTATCGATTAGTTTCCGGCTTAACCTAACAGACATATACCTATTGTTCGCTTTCGTAATTGTACCAAGATTATACTTGTTCCGTGGTATGTTCAATCTCACCAAATTATTCGATAATCGATTGATTGCACGATTAATTTCTGAACTTCGTCTCCTCCCCGTAAGAACCCTTTGTCTATTCTGTGTCTGCCTATTTATAGGAGCCATCTTAACATATATAGAGAAAATTTTAGTTTCTTTATAAATGAAGTGGGATATTGAGAAAATAGTGAAAGAAGTCTATTCAGAATTGGGACCTGGTTATAGTGAACGAGTATATCACAACGCGGTTGAGGTTATATTGAGAGAGAAAGGTATTCCATATGAATCTGAGAGACACATTTTAGTTAGGTTTAGGGGTCATGTTGTTGGGCAATTACGGGCTGATATTATTATAGACAATACCGTGATACTAGAACTCAAGGCTATTAAGACTCTCACTGATGGGATGGATCAACAGGCTCGAAAATATCTTGACTTGACTGGGTTGAGGATAGCGTATCTGGTGAACTTCCCTCTTCAACCGGATCGGGGGGTTGAGATTCGGAAACTTGCATTAGGACCATCAGCGGGAGAACTCGCGAAAGCCTTTGATAAAATACGAGATCATCATCGTGTCGTGTCTGCGGATTTAACACAGCTGCTTCCAGGAGTTCGTGGGCCGTCTTCAGATGAAACTTCGCCTGTTCCATGCAGTACCGAACGGCCGGGTCCGTTTGATTGATGTTATCTAGGTGTGGGCACACATGAGACTCAAGCTCATAGAGTGCCAATAAGGCTTGGTTTTCTTCTTGATTCATGATTTGTTTTTTAACCTTTTTCAGAATACTTAGGTTCTAAACAGTTGCAATGAACTCCCATCGAAGATCATGACAAATCTTTTTCCATATAACATCTTGATGGTATAATTTTTCTTTTGATTTTAAGAGTGGAAAATATTGAAGATATTCATCCTCACTAAGAAGTTCACAAAATTTATATAAAACATATGAGTAACTCAAAAAGTTTTTTCTTTCTGTTGGACAATTGTCGTCAAATGGTTTTTGTATATCTTTGAACATGATTCGTAGAGTCTCTTCTAATTCTTGTGGCATATTTGGTGGTTTGATTCCATTCAAAATATTTGTGATGTACGGAACATGTTCATAGTATTTATTTAGTCTTAATTTTTTCAATAAGCCTCTAATTTTTGCATGTGTAATATCTTCAAGTTTCTTTATTTTTATCTTTTTGAGTTCTACCCTTAATTGATCTATGACTTCAATTGGTATGGTCGTCATTTCTTGTGCTTGAAATTGTGATAACCATTCATTAAAATGATTCTCTCTTTTGTATGAATAGTTTATGATTTTCTCGGACGTTTCTTGCTCTTCTCTATACGTCAATTCTTCACTCATGGCTCTCGAAACTACCTGACCACACCCGTCACATACCAAATCTGCAGTTTCACGGAAATGAACGATATTACTACTTTCACCACAATTTTGACATATCTCTAATGAAATATGTTCCCTCGCTCTTGGAATATTTTTTTTCTCAACTTCTATGAGATATTCAGTAAAAATATCTTTTCGTTTCAAACCGGTAGTTTCTTTAACATTAAAGACATTATCTGTGGTTGTTTCTTCGTTATTTTCCTTCGTATGTTCGTTCATATACGGCATACATTTCATTACATAATCAGCCATTTCGGATTCGTACTTATTTTTACTAAGTGGGTCATTCTGTATCATTTCCTTCCAATAATCCATTTTATTGTTATATCTACTTAAAAAATTACCTTCCATTCCTTATAAAGAAATGCTAGTTAAACTTTTAAGTAATCTTTTGTTCATATATAAGAATTTAACCACACCACGAGACTACACAATAATAAAAGAGGAGTTGGAATATAAAATAGATTACGACTTAAAATACCAGACAGATGATAAGTTTTGGGCAGAAGAAAGTAGAGATTGGGACGGCATTCTTGAAGAATTTTATGGTAACGTAACTGGTAGGGAATTTAGACATACATCTGTACCACAAAATGTAAAATATGTGATTTTACGTATCAAGTATTATTACAATGGACACATTTATTCCGCTATATCAAATGACATTAATTTCAGACCGGGTGAAAATGAAAGTTCAGCGATGCATTTTAGTATCCCATTGAGTAGTGCTTGGATAGTCGATCATGATGATAAACCTATGCGAAACATTACTGAAAAGGTGAAACGATATTCTGGACCTAGATGTGATTTTCATGAACAAAAGGTTCCACTCGAACATTTGTTGTATTATGATAAAGATGTCTTAAAAGACCGTTTTCCTAAGATTATTCTTTCGAATACTCTAGGAATGAAAAAGGTTCTCAATACTCTCGAAGATTATACAACTAGTCTTCAGATACCTTAGTTGCTAGGTAAAACTTGAGTTCACCCAAATTTGCAACGTTATATTTTAAAATCAAAAATCTATTACCCGTTTCTTGTATAATTTGCACAGACGCACACATACTCGTCGCCTTTGTAAAGATATTTAGGTATTTTAGACTGTATGTACCCGAAATTTCCGGACTTTCATCGAGACAATCAATAGATGTTTCCTGATTTGCAAAATCACCATCACATCTAAATTTGATTTGATTTCCACTTCTCCTAATTTCTATATCTGTTCCTATGTTAGACATGTCACGACAAAGTCGTTGGAAATCCACAGATGGAAGAGTTGTTATCGTGGTCATGTCAATATCGGGAACTTCGATATGACTCTCATTAATATCTAATAATTTGAGCTGAAATTTTGTGTTTGTTTTCTTGGCTTCGCTCGATATTTCGATATCCATATATTCCTTAGAATTGATTTCAATTTTCAAAACATCGTTATTTGTGATGGTCTTTAAAAGTTTAAACGTATTTGAGATGTTAATACCGGCGATGATTTCTTCCTGTATACACTCATACTCTTCAAAGTTGTCCGCCGCTAAAAATATGTCTATGAGAGACGTTCGAGCGGTATCAAGTGTAACGATATACATTCCTTGTGGTCTAAAGTAAATGTTTACATCATTAAGTATGTCTTTCAGTACTTCAAATGTTGACTTAAAGGCGGATGCCTGTATAGTGACTAATTTCATATCTAAATAGTTATTTGTCTCATATCTTTAAATCTGTGTATCATACGCAATACCCTTGTTTACATCACGACCAATTTTCTCTTCTAGTTCCTTTGTCATCGGAGGCTGAAGACTTCGCCCATAATCATCCAGAGCGAATATATCACCCGTAGATTTACCTTCATCTAAAGTCGTCATAGAACATCCGTATCCTCCGATAGGACTGTGTACCACCTCCTTCTGTGGAAGAAGGGAGTCGAGCCAGTTCTTTATTTCGTTTCCTACCAGAATCTTACCATTCTGAGTTAACATAGTCGGAACTCTGTTTATCTTGTTTTTGTAACTGGGAGGTATACCCTGTGTATTTACATTATGATATCTCACGAGTTGCTTCAATTGATGGTGTTGATTGATATACTCGACGACATCCATAGAATGTTTACACCTTGGGCTATATATCAGCAGTGACATCTACTATGTACATCGTAATTTCTCTAAAAAAAATTAACGCGTAATAGTAAATATGAACTACTTCTTAGCGTTCGCTCTAATAATGGTAGTAATTTTTCTGACTACCAACATGGAATCTTTCACAGATACGTTCGGTCTCTCAGGCTACACAAAACCAGTTCCTCCTGTAAAACTGAATGACCCCAGACCAAACCTTGAAGGTTTTGAAAAATTTGAAATAAGTGTCGATAACGACATGATGGAACAATTCGTTATTCAAGCGAATAATGAAATAGATAAGCGCACCGGTATGTGTACTTACATTATCGAGACGACTGGTATCGACGGTTACAGGAAAGATGGTCTTGAGATCTACGAAGTCATGTTTATGAGCGTGAAAAAGGATGGTTTCTCGTTTGGCTTCTCTATAGTGGCCTCGTTCGAGGTTCAGAACGGAAAATCCCGTATCGTATCTCTTCGTTCACAACCTCTGGGTGTTCAGGCGCCTGATGATGTATCCGCTTTTACAGAGGGTGCTGCAGGTAAAGAGTTTGTCAAATATGAACTCGTCAAAGAGGCCGCTGTTCCTACCAAAAGTGAGTTTGATTCCGCTAAAAATAAGTTAGAGTAATTGTATGTTGAGCATCAATGACGTTACTAAGATTGATGATAAAAGAAAACAAATCAGGAAGGAAATATACATGAAAATTTATGAACAATTTTCTGCAAAAATTAAACAATCTGTGGAACTTGGTCATAAACAGATTTTTCTTACCGTTCCAACATTTTTACTTGGATATCCCACATTTGATAGAAGACTTGCAGCTAAATATGTAGCGAGACAATTCGAACTAGGTGGGTTCAGTGTAAAACTCTTGAGCGATTACGATGTGTACGTTTCGTGGATTGTATCTAAAAAGAAAAAAGAAGTAAAGAACGACGATGATGTGGAATTACCCAATCTATTGAATCTAAAAAAGATGGCGAATCAGTACAGGCGAAGTGCGTAGGAAAACATCATTTAAAAAACCCCTTAATCATAAATGGACAATCTGAACGTTCTCGTAGAAGCGAAGAAGGAGTATCTCGGACAGATGTGTATCATCATGTGCCCACCTATGATTGAAGTTTTTCAGGAGATGTATGCTGAATCTGTGAAGACCTCTAAAGGTAAACAAGTTCTCATCATGTTTCAAAAGTTGTTGAAAGAGGTTCCTAATTGGTCGAATGCGATGTCGAAGCGTCACGCCGATAATATCACGGACAGGTGTTCTTGGTTTGGTGACCTTTTAGCAGCTGTATTTGTTGCCTGTACAAAGATTCTCTCTGCGGTTCGCCTCAAGGCTGATAACAAGAAGATTTCCTTGAAGCTTCCTACCGAAGAAGTATTTATTCAAACGTGTTACAATAATGCCGCGCGAGATTTATACAAAGATCCCTATATTTTTCATGAAGAACAGAGTGAATATGCTCGTGATGAAAATCTCACCATGCGTTTTTCCCTCTCTATCGAAAATACCGTAAAAGAATTGATTCCTGTTCAACAAATCCTCCAAACGTATATGTCACAAGAGACTAGGGATATTTCTTTAGATGGAGAAGTCGAAGACACTACCGACCCAGACGTTTTTGACGAACATGTAGAGGAAACCCTCGGCGAACCCGAGCCCGAGCCCGAGCCCATGATGGAACCGGAACCATTGGATGAAATGAACGGTATGGGCGACCCCCAACCCACTGGGCTTGAAAATGAGTTTAAAACTGTACACGGTGTACATGCACCTGAACCAGTCTCAGAACCAATTGCGGTACCCCCTTCCTCCCCGTACCCCCAGGAACAACCTCAACTTCAACCTACAGACGATGACGTATTATTTGGTGATGCACCAGAGCAGCGTACAAAAAATCCCCGTTATAATTAAATGGAACTCTCCGATCATTTGCGCGACCCAGTGAGTGCCGCCCTAATTGCAGCTGGTATAACCGCCGCTTATATTCACCTCAAAGCATATTTGAATAACGAAGGTAAATTAGAACTCAATAAGTATACCAAACCTGCCGTTCTCAACGCAATACTGGTATTCTTTATTATATCAGGTGGTTTAGCTCAGAAGGAAGCTATCTCTAGTGAACCTTTCTAAACTTAAAGATTAACCAGTAGTATAAGAATATGGCGTCCGTCTCTGCGTTTAACGATATGATGAGTCAATTTCTTGTGGAATTGCACAAGACTTTTCCAGATGAAAAAGGCATTAAGAAAATGCTCACCTCCTTCGACATGTTGAAGTCCACCAATCCCCGTCTCGTCGTAAACGGTTTTATGGACGGTGTCACCCCTTACGCCGGAAAGATTTCTGCCAAGGATGAGACCTTTTTACTCGAAGAGGTTGAGAACATAGAGTTTCTCAGGGAACTCGATATTAAGAAGTATTGGGGTAATATGTCCACAAACACAAAGGCTGCCACCTGGCAGTATCTCCAAACACTGTACATGCTCGGTACGACTATCACTTCTCTCCCAGATGACACTCTTTCGCAAATCGAAAAGATTGCGAAGGGTGTCGCAAGCCAAATGCAGGATGGAGACGGTGATATCGACCAAGAATCTCTCATGAAAATGATGGGTAGTATGCTTGGTGGTCTTCCCAAAAAATAAACCTAACATATACTAAATGAAGGCCTGGTTTGACGATCCTCAGCAGCTCGTGAGGGCTGACCAGGTTAATCAATTCTGGCCAACAAATGAACAAACTCCAGAAGACCGGGTTAATGCCGCTTCCCGATTCGTAATTTATGTGTGCACTATACTCTATCTCATTCGCCGTGACCCAAGGGTTTTTGTTTTGGGTGCGACTGTCATCGCTGTTATCTACGTTCTTTATAAGTCTAGGATGGTTAAGGAGACATACGGTGGTTCAGTCGAAGGTGTTACCTGTCAAATGCCAACACCGGATAATCCCATGGGAAATGTCATGATCACTGATTTTAGTGACGCGCCGAATAGATTGGAGGCGTGCTATTACCCCACTGTTAAACCGTTTGTGAACAGCTACACAAGTGACCGCATTCCATATGATGCTGGTCGTTCTCGTTCACCTATGCCCAAGTATCTTCGTAACGCCATGGAACGTCAATTCGTTTCAAACCCTGTGACTAAAATCCCAGGGGACCAGACGGCTTTTGCGGAATCTCTTTATGGGCGAAAAAATGCTCCCATGTGTAAAAGTGACACCCGCTTCTGTAATCCCAACGCTCGCGGTGTTCAGCTCGAGGCATTTTCCGGTCTCGGTAGTCACGGTGATAAGCGTTCTGGCATGTTTGCTAGATAAATATTCTCATGTAATAATAAATGGCATATCAACTTCAACCTGGACTTTCCATTGTTCAAAATACGGGTGCCGTTCCTCCAGTAAAAGCAAATGATGAAATTTTCGTCTACCCCCAGCCCAGTGCTTTAAACTGTGGTGATTGCCGTCCCAACACTATGTTGTACGGTACCGCCCCTTATATGGCGGGTAAGGGCTCCCCAGCGCAGTATATCGAAACGAGTGATCAACTTCGCCCTCAATCTACTTCACGATTTAACAAGCATATAATTCAGACGTACGAGCGTAACCTTTTTCCACTCTCTAACATGGAGTGTAAGGTTCCTCTCCGTACTCAGAAATATGACCCATCTAGTACTCGCGCCGAACTCCAGAATGGACTGTTTGAGCGAAGGTATCTTAATAAAAATGTTAATAAGAAGTAAGAATGGCTGATCCTATATCGCTCATGGCTGTTGCTGGTCTTGTTTTTGCCGGTAGGAATTTGAGTACCAAGTCCGCACCACCCAAGGTCGACAACGTACCACCAACAATGAAAAATCCTGAAATAGTAGAATCTAATAATTTTGACGCATCCCCCGAAGTTCAACACAAAATGGAAATGGAAAATTTCGGTGACATCAGCCCCCAACAACGTAGTGGTGGTCAAGAAATTCTGAACATGCGCAATCGAATGTATGATCATGGGCGTATGAATAATTTGTCACCCGTCGAGAAACAACTCGTCGGACCGGGTTTGGGTGTTGGTGCTCATGTACCAGCCGTCGGTGGTTTTCAACAGACCTTTCGTGTGAACCCGGTTAATGTTGGTGAATATCGGTTAACCACACTTCCAGGACGCACCGGTCCAGCGGCGGATGTTACTGGTGGTCGCTCTGCGAAGGTTGGTGAGCTTACACATAACAAACCGGAGACCACATCTTTCCTTCCATCAAGGAGACCCACCATGGCTGGTCGGGCGCAGGGGATGTCGGGTGTTGTTCCTCGCAATGAACACGAAAAGACTAAGCGCACCACTAACCGTTCAGAGACTGGTCACCGTGCGGATGGTTTAGGATTCAATGGTGCGAAGCGATTCATATCGGCGGGTGCGATGCCACAAGATCCTACTCGATTCAAGACTGACCGCACAGATGAACAATACACATACATGAATCACCCAGCACCGGGTATTCATAGTCATCGTGGTGCGTACACCAACAGCGCCGCTGTAAAGGTGGCTTCTAAGAATAATGAAGAACTCATGAAGTATGGTTTCCGCCCCGAGGACCGAAGAGGAAAGCCAAACCGGATGGGAAATGCGGGTCGAATGAATGTTCGTGAAACAGCTCTCAAACAGGGTGGTGCTCTTACTGCCGTTCGTTCGGATACTACACGTATCGATGGACGTGTCAACGCAGCCAACGGTGGGTGGACGCAACAGTATCAACAAAAGCCGTATCACCAGTTTAACGCCTATAAAGGTAATGCGAATCCTAACACTAACAACCTAGACATAGCCAAGAGACAGCTCCAGAATAACCCCCTTTCTCATTCACTCTCTCATTAATTTTTATTTCCTTAGACAAAAACATTCATTAAAATATTATACATGTATTTTAATGAAGGTCCATACCCTTAACATAGATAGTGGCGAAAGAGATACCAATGTATATTCATATGCTAATAATTACACCGTTACACTGGATAACCCTATTTATGACGTAACAAATATCAAACTTGTATCTGCGAGAATTCCTACACCACAGCTGATTACATGTGCGACGAACAAAACATTTAGTGTTGATGGAAATGTTTTTTCATTAGATGAAACAAACTACAGCACAGGAACAGAACTAGCCAGTGATTTAGCCACTAAACTCGCACCACCAGATTCCAATATAAACTCGGTCGTATTTGATACAGACACAAATGCATTGACATTTTCCAATACACACGCGTCTGATAACGCATTTACATTTGAATTTTATGATGGTACGAATGGGTATTCGAGTAATTCTTCACAGTTTACGACACCTCATCAGGTTTTGGGTTTTAGTTCGGGAAACCATAGTTCGGTGACAGACAGTATCAAATCTGGGGCTATAAATATAAATGGACCAAATTCTTTAGTATTAAAACTGACAACGGGTTCTGATGAGTTTACACAATCTATATATACGTCTACACCTTTCTATACTGGACATATACTTCTAGATGGTTCCGGTTTTATCAATTTTAACGGAGCTGACGATATGTTGGTGCATAATTTCCATACTGGAAGTCAAAAAATGATACAAGATGTCAAAATTGAGTTCTTTTATATGAGTCACGGACGTCTTATTCCGTATGACTTTAGGAATCAAGACCATATACTGAAATTTGAGATGACGGGATCTACCGATAAACTCGAGAACTTACCAAAAGTGTCATTACCCGAAGAACCTAAAAAAACCGAAAAGAAAGAGCCAATAATAAGTATTCCTGAAGTTATAAAGAATTCTTATACATGGAGAAAAGAGTATTTGTATATAGCGCTAATTATTTTAGCTGGACTATTATTGATATTTTTAATGAAAAGCAAACCATTTAGCGGGTTATCGCGTAGACGGGCTGCGCGGGCTTAGAAGCCTTACCAGTGATCCTGGAGATGACTAAGAAGACAACCACAGAGAGGAGGGAAGTGAGGACCGCGGTCATGGCGTACTGAGCACCACCGTTCTTGGGGACCTTTACGATCTGGGTGATAGTCCACCGAACAAAGTCCATCCACGACATGGCAGCGGCGAAAGAGAAACCACCGACAATCGAGTTGAGGGTCTGGGTCTGGAGTTCCTGGGTGACAAGGTTTACGGTCTGGAGAGCGGCGGCCGACATCGTTGTTGTTATACTATAGGTTAGGAAAAAAATTAATCAATTAAGATTTTCTCCTTTTCTACAGGTTTTTTAAACTTTTTTTTCTTTATTGTTTTTGTTTTTGAAAATAATTGTTCATCATCTGATGAATCATCACTAGAGCTTGAATCTAAGTTTGATGTGTGTAACTTAGTCTTATCAGAAAAATTCCATCCTTCAGGTTCTGAGATGCTCATTACTATTAATAGCATTTTTTAACATCTCTTCTGTCGGATTCTGAGGTTTCCAATCACTCCAACGGTCGTAAGCGTCGTTCACCTGTAAAAAAATGGGATTGTTTCCAGAGTAACGTTCGAATGGTGGACAGTCTTCTGATGGAACTGTGGGCATTTCTTCATCTTCATCTTCATCGTCATCGTCAACCTGTTCATATATTTCTGGGTAAATAGAACCAACATCTTCACCGACTTTATACATCGCACAATACTTTGTTGCATATTCCACATCTTCTGAGAGGAGAGTATCTCGTCCACAAGCTTTGGAATAGTCACATGCAAGTGTTATACCCTTTTCAAAAACTGGAAGAATAATATTAGTCATGGTTTGAATATATTGTTCAAACATAGCGTCTCCGGTATCACCGAACCCCGTTTGCATATTCATCTTTATTGTTTAGAATCAAAAAGAGTTTCGGCAATTCCCCCACGTATACGAAGAGTGTTATAGCTCAAAGCGTAGATGCGTATTTGTCTGTTAAAATCTGGACAATTCGTGAGACTTAGGTTCACAAGTTGCTCTTTCACTAAACTGAAGTTAACCTGTCCTGTTGGATACCACTCTTCCGGCTGGAGCGCGAAACTATACGAGTAAAAGCGACGAATGAGCTGTGTTTTTGAATGATGAATCGCCCCCTGAACAGCCTTTAGAAATATGACATTCCCTGTATCACGTGTGATAATCTCCTGACCGTCTAACGTGAGTGTTAAGTGATCCAAATTTTCATAAAGTATGAATTTTCCACCTTCTACACTCGCCGTGTTATCATAATCAAAAACAGTTACAAAATTCCCCTGACTCACACCATCCCCTGTAGTTCCCTGTCTCTGAATAACAAAGTAGAGTTCCTTCACGGGATTATCAAAGTCTAACTTGAACTTTCCTGTATTAACACCGGCGTCTACATCGAATATATTTTGCTGAATCTGTGTTATGAGGTAATCTCTCTTCATTTTTTGAAATTTAATTCGTTCTTCACAATCGATGAATACAAGTTCTGTACAAAGTTGAAATTCTTTAATTTTGAGTGTTTCATTCAATGTGATATACGTACCATCACCTTTAATGACCAAATCTTGTACATCTCTCAGTTTGAATTCCACTTCGACTTCCTGTTTCGTGATAGCACACAGAGGTATGGCAAGTTCTGGGTGATTATAAAAATAGAAGGGGATATCTATGAAAAAGGTCTCATCAGTATTTAATCCTAATGTATCGTGTATGATGATACCCGTATTACCCCCACCCCCTGATATTACTTCACCCACCCTTTTATCAGTCGTTCGTAATGGATACTTACCTATAAGTTGTTCGAGCCCTTTTTGTTTCGTTTGTGTGACGTTATGTTCTGAATATATCTGAAGATAGTCACTCGTTATACGCTGTATAACCTTCCCACC